ATCGTAGTCGATCGTCAGGATTAGGTCCGGATTGTCCTGCTCGATGGTGTGCTCGAAAACTTTGGTCATCGACTGGCCCCAGAAGGCGCCGCCGTGTTTTCGTAGCTTCACATTGCAGGGGACGCACGCCTCGAAGCAGGAAAAGAAGTTGTCCATGAACCCGAGGCGCGGTGTTGACATGCAGCCGGAGACGGTCAGCGCCGAAACGTGAGGCTTCCTGGCCTCTAGATTGAGCGAGATCGGATATGCGGCGCAGTCCGCGATTTCAGATTTCCAGGACTCGATCAGAACAAGGCCGGCGCCGGATAACAGGCCGCGCAGTCGGTCGCGATCAAACATCGCCTTGTGATAGTCGTTGCCGTCCTGCTGTCCGCCGAGAACAAACGACTCGTGCGGCTGCTCTTTTCCTTCGAGGTAGTTTTGCGCTATGAGCGCAAAATCTGGCACCGCGATCTTGAGTTTGCCGCCCTTTTTCAGGCACCGAACCCACTCGCCGATGACCTTATCCAAGACGCGGTAAGGGTAGTGTTCCAAAACGTGCGAGGCACGGATTTCATCAACTGACTCGTCGCCATAGGCGAGCGGGAAAATTTCGGTTCCGTGGTCGCGACCCATCGGAATAAAGCCTGGGGGCGAGATTTTCCCCGCGCCGAGATCGAGTTTAATCATGTCGGATTTCACCTTTGTCGGAAGGTCGATGGGGACGGACCGACATCCGCCCCCATCTATTCAGCGCTGAGGTCTCATTCCGGTGTCGGCCGGAATTTTGTTGTTAGCCCTCGATGAGCGAGAGCACGCCGGCTTTGGCGGCGGTGGACGGCGATTGCTCACCTCGGAAGCCGTTCGCGGTGACGTAGAACGTCTGGGTCGTGGTCGGCGTCAGAACGACGTTGAGATACCGCTTGCGAGATCGGCAATCGACGTTGAACTTGTACGCATTGACGCCCGTGGTCTTGCCGACGCCGACAACGAAGTCGACGTTGGTCGCGGTAGCGGAGCCTCCGCGGAAGCCGACGACGTCGACGAACGAGGTGACGACCGTAGTGTCGCATTCCTGGATCTTCAGCGTGGACGGCGAACCGGCCTGCGTCGAAGCGGATTGCGTGGTCGCGGACACGTCGATTGACACGAAATCGAAACCAAGCGTGTCGATGTTTGCCGACGTGCCTGTGGCGCCGTTGGTCAGCGCGCCGACAGTGCCGGCGACGGTATCGAGAATAAGTTTAGGGGCAGGAACAGTCATGGATGTTGCCCTCCTTGGGCAAAGAGATGAAAGGGAAGATGCGACCCGCCGTTAAGCGGGCCGCGATTTGCTCAAGGTTACGGAACGACGAGGGTCACGAGCGGGCCAGCAACGGACGTGTCGCCGATGTCGTGAACGTTCACATCGAATCGCTCGGTGCCGAGCAGGCCGATCTGATCGTTCTCGAAATAGCGATGGTCCGAACGCTTGATGGTGACGCCGCGGCGTTCGCCCATCATCGCGGCCTTGGAGAGGTCGCCGAAGTGCAGCATGGCCTTGGTCGTCGCGGGCTGTACGATCGGCAGCTTTTGCGCGATCACCACGTCGAAGCCGAGCAGACGCTTCTGAACGCCCTCGGACAGGATGTCGAGCCGGTTGCCACCCGCCGCCGCGAGAAGGTTCGCGATGATCGAATAGAACGCCTGCTGCGACATGTACCACTTGGCGCCGGGATAGGCGTACTGCGGCAAAAGACCCATCAGTGCCGTGAGCTGAGCGAGAGTCGTCGCGGCGAACGTGGAACCACCGGCAATCTTGCCGGCGGTGTGATTGCCATCGGTCGCAATGAACGTCGTGCCGCGCATGCCGCCATAGGTCGACGTGCCGTCGCCGTTGAAGCCGCAATCGTCCTCTTTCGAGGCGAACGCATAGGCCATTTCGCCGACAAGCCAGTCAGCAATCGCGACCACGGCATCCTGTTCGATTTCGGTCGACATGCGGGTCAACACGGCGGCCTTCTTCGCGGTCAGATTGACGTTGTCCCAAGAAGCCTGAGATTCGGTCGCGGCCTGATTTTCACCCGTGAAGAACGCGGTGAGACCACCGGTTCGGCGCGGCCAGTTGAGCGTATCGGAGCCCATCGGAACGACCTGACATTGCTGCCGGAAGACGCCGAATAGTTCGCGGAGGACGATGATATTCGCCATCAGCTCTTCGGGCACGAGGTAGCCGCCCGCGCTGTCGACGCCTTCGCCCTGCGCCTTCAGAATTGCGACGCCGCGCGACTTGCACCACTCCTTGGCTGCGGCATCGTCGAAGAGGGTCGCCTTGATCCACATGCCGGCGGTATATGCCTGATCGACGGCCTTGACGGTCTTGCCTTCGATCACGCGGTCGCTGAAATGCTTGATCGTACCGAACAGCTTGTGCGCGCTCGGGGGCGCGAAGGGCGTAAGGCGGTCCTGGCCGGGGACGGGAGTCGCCAGGTTGCTCGCAATCTTTTCGGCGTCCTCGACGCGACCAAGCCGCGCCGTGACGTCGACCATCTTTTCCTTGAGGGCATCGTAGATGTCCTGCTTGAAGCCCTCTTCCTCGGACTTGCCGGCCATGACTTCGATTTCGTCGACCAATTTTCCAAGCATCTGCTTGAGTTCGTGTTTCTTGCTCATCGCAATGTTTCCATTTTTCGCTGGATGCGCTGCCCGTGCGCGGGGAATGGGCGGTACTGCCAGCGACGCGATGCGCGGCCCGCGCCGGTTGCTCTACCGGCGACGGTCAGTCACAATTTTCGAAAGAGAGATTTCAGATTTTGACGGAAGCTTTCAGGGCCGCCGCTTCTGCAATGCGCTGTTCGCGCGCACTGAGAACAACCACGGTCGGAACCGTGTCATTGTCGGGATCTTGGTCGTTATCGCCATCAGGATCGTCAGCGGCGTTGCTGGCGAGAACGTCCTTGATGCATTTCGTTGCGGACTCGTGATGGTCCATTGCCTCTTTCAGCTTGGCCTCGTTGGCTCTGCTGATCTTGCGACCCGACTTCTCGACGGGCGCAACAATCGTTTCGGTGCTGACGGACTTCTGTTCGTATTCTTCAGCAATTGCCTTGGCCTCGTCGCGCACTGCGGCGGGCGCGTCGGCCTGATCAATGCGGCTCTTGGCAGCGGCAACACCGGGTTTCACGGCCTTCAGTTCGCCGTCGATGATATCGGCGAACGGCAACGTATAGCTGCTGCGCAGCAGCGGATTAGCCACATCGTGAATCAGGAAGCCCAGAGCTGCTTTCGCGACATCGGGCGCTTCTCCGTCGAACCCAGCCGCGTCAAGCATGCGCTTCGCGGCGCCAACCGCGTCCCACGCTTCGGCATCGACAACGGACAACTCTTCCGATGCGCCAATCTTCCAATCCGCCGTGGCGGACTTTGCAAGATATTTCTGCCGCACGGTGCGCGGCGTCTTGGCCTGGCGAAACGTCTCTTCGAGCAGCCCGCGCGGGATCAGGATATGGCCGCCTTCGTCAAGCACCTTGGATGCCCATTCGCGAAGCGGCGCCGTATCGATGCCATGCGCCTTGGCTTCCTGGAGCGCGTTCGGATTGCACGGCACCGGGCAGACCGAGATTTCGAGAAGTTCCTGCTTCGTGAAGTCGATGCCGTAGGGCCGTTTCTTGTCGTTCGAAAACGAGTATTCGAGTGGGATAAACCCGACGCTGACCGCCTTGATGAAACCAGCGGTGACCATGCGATAGATCGAATCCGCAAAAGGACTGATGTCCGCCGACATGAATTCGATATCGCCCATCAGTTTGCCGGCGATTGTTCCGACATTCGACGAGCGGCCGATCGGAGGCGAGAACGAATCGTGAGCCCAGAGAGCGACCGGATTGTCTTTATAGGCGTCGGTTTTCCATCCCGCCTGATCGATGCTGTCGCCCGAACGATCGACCGTGCCATCGCTGAATACAAAGCGAACATTGCGACTATCTTCCGCAGCGACTGGATCCGCAACAGCGACGCGGAACACGGCGCCTTCCGGCCGCGTTCCGTCTTTCGCGGAGGCGCGGAATTCGTCAATAGTAAGCAGCTTTCGCGTCATGCGATGAATTCTCCGATTGAACTATGGCGCGACGAGCGCGGCGAGTGCGCCGGCATTCGTGTTGTCGCCAACATCGTGCACAACTGCATGAAAGCGCTCGGTGCCGAGCACGCCGATCTGATCCTGGTCGAGATAGCGATCGGCGGAACGCGCCAACGTCAGGCCGCGGCGCTGTCCGAGCACGCCGCCGAGATACATATCGCCGAACGCCAGCATGACCTGACCAGTCAGCGCCGAATTCACGAGCGGCAGCTTCTGCGTGAGGATAACCGGGAAGCCGAGATAGTGCGGCGTCATGATCCCGTCGACTTCAGCGATCTGCAGATAACCGGTGCCGCCAGCGAGGCGGAAGAAGGTTTGGGTCAGGCAGGTCTGCGAGCAATACCAAGCCGCGTTCGGAATCGCCGCAGCTCGGACGGCGCTCATCAGATTTGCGAGGTCGGTCGAGTCCAGCGTTAGAAACGTATTGTGAGCCAATGCCGCGGTGACTTTGGCTTTCGCGTGGTTGCCATCGAGGACGATCGACCCGATGCCGCGCATCTTGCCATAGGCCGAAGTGCCGGTGCCGTTGAACGCGCAATCATCTTCCTGCGCAGCGAACGCCAGAGCGATTTCATTCGCGATAAAGTCGACCATGTCGACGATAGCGTCTTCTTCGATCTCGCTTGAGATGCGGATCAGTGATCCGATTTTTTTCGCCGTCAGGTTGATGGCGTCGACATTGGCGAGCGTTTCGTCAGCGGTGCCGTTGCTGGCGTTTTCGCCGATGAAAAACGCGCCCGTACCGCCGGGACGGCGCGGGACCGACGTACTGTCGGAGGCCATCGGCACCAGGCGAGCGCGGCGGCGAAATGCGCCATAACTGTCCCGAATGTCGAGAATGGCATTTGCTAAGTCGCTCGGGACAATGAAGCCACCATTCGCACCGACCGTCTCGCCAGCCGCCTTGACGACGGCGACGCCATTCGTCTTGCACCACGAGCGCGCTTTTTCGTCGTGATAGATCGCGGCGAGCAGCCATTGGCCGGCACGTTGGTATCGCGCTTCGACCTCTGGTCCACGGCCTGGGAACGCGCGGTGCCTCATTCGGTAGCTCCTGATTCCAATTCGGTCGCGCCAGTGTTTTGAACGAACGCGCTTTGTTCGCTGACGATGTACGGCGCTATCGCTGATTTCTGTGGCGCTGTCGGCGTGCTCGGCTTGTCCGAGATCGTTCCGTCTGCGGGCCGCCCGCCGCCCTCGCCTCCAGCCCCGGACATGTCCGAACCGGCTGGCGCAAGATTGACTGGCGTTAGAAGAACGTCGCCGCCAGGTAGCGGGGGATCGCCATTTTCGGCGCGGCATTCGTTCTGCGTCGAGATACCCGACATGATCTTGAGGCGCTGATTGTTGATGCGCGTTGCTTCTGCGGCGCGGAGCAGACGGCGCTCGTCGAAGTCCGCAACAAGACCTTCCTTGTCGAGATTGAACTTTTGAATGAACTTCTGTTCCCAGACATCGAGGTCCGGCATGATCGTAGTGTTGACGTAAGCTTGATCGGCATCGTCGAATTTCAGCCGCGACATCTCGCCTTTGACGCCGAGTTTGTAGAGCGGCATGTCGAACCAGCGCGCGATATCAGCGATCGAGAATTCACGCTGAGCGATGAATTCAAGGTCGACTGACGTGAGTTGCATCGCGGTCCACTTCAGGCCCTCTTCAAGAATTGCGGTGCGGCCGGCGTTTTGAATTCCGGAGCGAAGCTGTTCCCATTGAGCACGCAACCGGGTTGCGGCATCGGTTGAAAGTAACTTGTCGGTCTGCAGCACACCGCTCGGGCGCGCGCCGTTGTTCATGAACCGCGCGGCTTGCTGCTCTAGCCCCAGCGCGACGCCGATCGAGTCCCGCGCGATCGAGATCAACGAGAGGCCCGTCAGCATATTGAAGCTAATATTCCGGAGGTGGAAAACGTCCTCTTCCGGAATCATGAACGGTTGCGAGCGAAGTGTCGCGCTTAGAAAAATCCCCATCCGAGTGACGGAATAAAATATCTCGCCGCCCGGCGCCTCGTAGAGAATAACCTGATCCGGATTGATCGGGATCAGCGACGTCGGATTACCACGGCCGTCGCGCAGAATGACAGCATAAGCGTTCCCGCGAAGTAGAAACGCGGAATGCATCTGGCGGCAAAATTCTGACCAAGTTTGCTGACCATTCGGCCGCTTGAACAACCTCGAAACCGGATGCGTCAGGTTCGGCTTGTCGGCGCGAGCCGCGTCTTCCTTCATCAGCCGCGGCTGACAACGCGCGACGTCCTTCGACCTAATCGAGACGCACGCGAAGACCGTCGAGACACTGACGGCTGTCGCTTGGTTAATCGTGAGTCCAGTCGCGGAATGCGAGCCGCCGAGAAGCGGCAGAAACGCGGCATCGCTACTGGCTTTTTCGACCGAGCCGCCAAACACGCGGCGGGTCCAGTCGACCAAACCCATTGAGAATTCCTTAGACCATCAGCAGAGGTCGGTTTTCGTATGCAGACGGCCCGTGTTTCGGAATCGGATTGAGCGACATCTCCGCGACGGCATCGAATCCAGCCATCAAGGGATCTACTTTGCCGTAGCCAGAAGCGTCGCGCGCGATGCGCATTCCGGTTCCGGTCGCCTGCACAATCGCGTTGCCGGCGCACCACGCCATCATGCGACGACCGCCGTGCTTGAAGCTTCCATCTGCGAGCTTGCGCTCTACCGTCTTGATTGCGCCCATCAGCGCGACGCCCTGGCGCACGCCGACGAGCAATTCGTTTTCCTGCGTCACGCCGATGGCGACGAGGCCGTCAACGATGGTGCCGATGCCGGCAGGATCGGCGCCGACCTTCGCGAGCTTGCCGCTATCGAGGCATTGCTTGACGATATCGACAACTGCGGTGACGTCATCCGGCAAACGCTCGACCAACGTCAGGTCGCCATCCTTGATGAAGTCTTCGTAGAGCGTCCGGTTCGCCTTTCGGCGCTCCCAGCCTTCAGGCGAGATGAAAGCGTGAGCCCAACCCAGCCAGACGCCGGTTCCTTTTTCGCGGCCAAGCACGAACGCGCCGAGAAGATCGTCGAGGCCGCCGCCGTCCAGCCCGACCGTCAGAACTTCCGAGCGTCGGATAACTTCGGCGAGCGTGATTCCTTTTTCAGCGCCGCGGGGCCAGAGCGTTGCGCCAGCCCATCCATCAGAGCGAAGCGCCTGGTCGACTTCCACGTTGAAGTGCTGAGAGGCGAGCAGCGCCATTGACGCCGGGCCGTCCTCTTCGGCCTTCAATAGTTCGGTGCCGAGAAATGTTTCGCTGGTCGACCGGCCAAGGTTCGGATTGACCAGCGGCCAATACTTCCGATCCTTCCAGCCGCCATCTTTCGAAAGCCGTTCCGGTAATTCGTAGAGCACCGGCAGAAGCGGCAATTTCATTTTGCCATCGCGCACTGCGCGCGCCATAGCCAGTTCGGATTTGAACACACCGCTCGGAGGAGTCTTCGATTGCGTCGTGGTCTGGAACAGAAACCCGTCAGGGCGCTTGGTCAGCGCGCCGCGGAGTTCAACGAAGATTTCCTTTGCGTTCGAGCGCTTCGCGAAGACGTGCGTCTCGTCGATCATCGTTCCGCTGGCTTTGGACCCGGTGATAACGTCGGTGTCTGCGGCCTTGATCTGCAACGTGGCACCGGAGCGCCGATGCGTGACCTTCCTGATGTGGTCCTGAATTTGAAATAGCTTATCGAGATCGGGGTCAAGCCGGATCGTCCCCTTCGCCTGCTTAAAGGCGATTGTGGCGATTTCGATTGTCGGCGCGATAAACAGGAACTCGGCTTCCGGCCGGCGGTTGACGATTGTCGCGGCGACCATCACGGCGCCGCCGTTTGAACTCTTGCTGTTCCCCTTCGGGATCAGCTCGAAAATCTCCTGGATCATCCGGATATTGCGTTCCGGGTCGTAAGAGCCGAACAGCGCCGTTACGATCGGGAAGAACCATTCCCCGCACGCATCGGCCATCGTCGGCGTTCCGATGACGTCGGGCAGCCTCAACCGGTTAAAGACTCGAAGCGCCTTGGCCGCTTCCGACTTGAAGAGCGGTAGCTCCGGCACTAGCGGCCGTCCCGCTAGAAGTCTTTCTTCCCAATCCTTAAGCGAGAGATCCCACGGTTCAGGGGCCGACATGCTGCCACGTAACGCCGCGATGAATCTGACCTATCGTCGACGGGCTGACGCCATATTGGGCCGCAAGAGATTCCTGTGTCATCTCGCCTTTGGCGGCGATTATATCTGAGACGCTGGATTCGGCTAACTTCGCGGCTGCGTTACTAGACCCGACTCCATCGGTCCCGTGTATGTATCGGTCAAGCTGGTTTTCAACCGGGAGAGCCCAGCGAAGATGGGCGGGAGAAATACAGCCTTCGTGGCCCCTTCCGCACGAGTGCGCGGCCTCATGCTCGCTCGTCGGAGGCGACCCGTTGACGCGCTCGCAGACCACTCTCGAAACGACATGATTGCGGCCGTCGATAGAAATATTGCCATAGCCATTTTCACTACGGGCATATGGCCACTTTAAACAGCCGCTTCCGTTATTGGCACATGCGCTATCAAGGAACTTATGTGCCTCACCGACAAACGATCTGCCGGCAAAGGGATCGCCGTGGCGCAACCATCGTTTATAGTGAGAGCCGCACCAGCCTCGACCATATGGAGGCTTAACGCATCCCTCTATTGAGCATTTCGATTTCATCGCGCCCATCAATTCGGCCGGCCGGCAATGCCCGTGTCGAGATCGTCACCCCAGCCTGAACCTTGGCCGGCGGTCTTGGCGTCGTCTTCGGCCTGTTCCTTTTTGCCGGGCGCGGCGTCATTCAGTTTGGCCAGCGCGGTCGCCAGGTAGTTCGCAGTCTTGGACCGCGACTCGTGGTCCAGCACCTTCAGCAACTTCGCGCGCGCCTGAACATCCTTCTCGCCGTTGATATAGTCGGCGACCATGTCTGCGATCGTCTGGTGGTTCCCGTTCAGAAACTCCAGCTCGTCCATCAGGGCGAGGATGATGTTACGGCCGCGCGCCGTGAGCACCTTGACCGGCGTCGAAGCGATGGCGCGGGCCGTGGCCTCGGACCTGTTACGTTCCGGTTCGCGCTCTGGTTTGCATTCTGGTTCGCGGGGCGGCAAGTTCGCATCGGGGCGTATCCAGCCGCGCTTCTTGGCTTCCTTGCGGATGGCTGTGTCGGAAAGGTCGTGGCGCTTTGCTAAAGCCCGTATTGAAACGGTTTCGTTGCAATATGCCTCGCCAATTTGAATCCAGTCCGTAGAATAATCTTCTCTTGTTCGCACCACAGGTTCGCACCGTCCAAAATCGCTATAAACCCAAAAATTCTCTGGATGTGTATGACTGCGGTGCAAGGGTGCTCACAAGCTA